GGACACGGCTTGCTGCTAGAAGTATGACCAATCCGGCATACCAAGCCAGTCGTGCCATGCCGACCGACTATCGCCCAGCACAAAATATGCTGCGCCCAGTCGAGCCAAACTATGCTCCAAATCAGATGGTGCCCTACGACTACAGTCAGTCTGTGGTGATGCCAAGTGAAACGCCCAATTTTGTCTTTGGTCGTCCTCAAGCGCAGGTCAATGTCAGCACCCCCTACGCGCCCAATCAGTTGCCTGCACCTAGCGCGGAAAGCACTCTTGGCGCTCTTGCTGCTGAACGTGCCCGTGCTGCCGGTATGTCGCGCACTCTGGGTCAACAAGCAGAAGCACAGCAAGCTGCTGCGGAAGTTGCCGGCCGTCAACCAACAGGTCGCGGCAGCGTGTTGGAATTTGATCCAATTACCGGCACTTACAAGGTTGGCGGTGCTGGGGTCAAAGGCGCTACGCCTGAGATATTTATGTCTGACACCGGCGCTTCACTTAAATCGGCATCTCAGAAAGTTGCGTCAAACCAGCCATTTGCTTTGACGGCTGCTGAAAAAGTTGCTTGGGAAAAGACCAAAGTTGATCTTGCAGCAGCGGCACCTGAACTCAAGGGTTTGACCGATAAAGCCATTGCAAACAAGATGATGGATCGTGAATGGATTGCCGATACAATTGAAAAAATCAAAGACAAAGCCCGTGCAAATGAGGAAATTTCTGCACGTTTCAAAACAGCCCAAGCCATTCGTGATGCCGCTATAGAACGTGAAAAGTTAAATGGAACTTTGGATATGTTGGAAGAACAGTTCCGCAAAGCCCGTCCTGTTCAAAAGGGCGGTCAAGGTCCAAAGACTCGTGCCTTCCAACGTAATATGCTGACACCCGAGCAAGAAATTCAAAACGCCCTAGCAAAGTAACATCATGGAACAGGTACACGAATTAGCCACCGAAACCGACAAGCGTCTAAGCGTTCATGAGGCAGTCTGCGCCCAGCGTTATGAAGGCATCCAAGCGCGTTTTGATGAAAGTTCTAAGCGCATGACCAAGATTGAGTATTTGATTTATGTGCTGCTTGGCGTTGTGTTGCTTGGTCCTGGTGTTGCCGCTGAATTCGTTAAGAAGTTGCTGAATTTGTAGCCATGATTGACCCCATCACGCTCATTGCTACGGCCCGAGCGACCATAGCAGGCGTGAAGCAGGCTATTGCGTTGGGGAAAGACGCCTCCGAACTTTTCCATCAATTCTTTGATGCCAAAGATGCGGTGATGAAAGAGAAGGCCAAGCCGAGCAAAAAATCTTTCCAATCCGTAAACTCGCAGGCAATGCAGTTTATCCAACTTGCAGAGGAGATGCAGCAGGTGGAGGAAGAAATTAAAAAGTCTTTCATGCGGCGTGGCAAGACAAACTTGTGGATGGACTTCCTACGAGAGAGGAACCGGATCGTGGCACAGCAAAAAGCAGACGAGATTGAGGCTGAGAAGGCAGCCGCCAAGCGCAAAAAAGAAATTGGCGAAGTAGTGGAGATGGTGCTGCTCGTTGTTCTTGTGTCCTTGGTAATCACGCTAGTGGCTTGGGGTACGATGGAATACGTGGACTTTATGCGGAGGTAATCATGCTACTTGATTCAATTCTAGGTATCGGCAACAAGCTGATTGACAAACTGATTCCTGACCCTGAAGCCAAGGCTAAGGCGCAATTAGAACTGGCAACGCTTGCTCAAAATGGCGAACTCGCCAAGATGGCAAACGAAACAGAAATTTACAAAACGGAGCAAAACAATGTTACTGAGCGTTGGAAGGCTGATGATGCAACTGATAGCTGGCTCAATAAAAATATTCGTCCTTTGTCTCTTGTCGCTATTTTTGTTGGTTATTTTCTGTTTGCGCTTATGTCAGCTTTTGGTTACAACGCCAATGAGGGCTACGTCAACCTACTCGGCCAATGGGGAATGCTCATAATGTCGGCTTACTTTGGTGGCAAAACCTTAGAAAACATCATTGCGATGAAGCACAAATGAAATCAAACTTTGAAGATTGTTTAGCTAGAGTTTTGGCCTCGGAAGGGGGTTTCAGTAACCACAAGTCTGACCCAGGCGGTATGACCAATCTGGGCTGCACCAAGGCAGTCTGGGAGGAGTTTGTTGGGCATCCTGTGTCAGAGGCTGATATGCGTGCCTTGACGCCCGATATGGTGGCTCCGCTGTACAAGCGTAAATATTGGGACAAGGTAGCTGGAGACCAGCTTCCCAAAGGCTTGGACTATGCGGTGTTTGATGCCGCCATCAACAGCGGGCCAGGCCGTGCCGCCAAGTGGCTGCAAGAGGTGGTTGGAGTCGCTGCCGATGGCGCTATTGGACCAGCCACATTGGCTGCAATAAATGTTAAGCCGGTGCAAAATCTGATTGCCCAGTACAACGACAAGCGACTCCAGTTCCTTGAGAAATTACCTACTTGGGGAACCTTTGGCAAGGGCTGGGGCAACCGTGTTGCCCATGTTCAGTCGGTTGCCAGTCAGCTTGCGTAACATAAGTATGTTAAGTTTGCAGGGTTTTGAGGAGCCATTGCAATGATACAGCTTACAGACGCAGAATTTATAGAGGCATGGAATACTTATAAATCTGCTGCAAAAATGTCAAAAGCTACTGGATTGCAGCAAAGATCAATCCATAGGCGGCGAAAAGTTTTAGCTGAAAAACACAATGTTGATATGAGATCAACAGATAAGCGAACCACCTATTCTCCAGTTCGTCCACCATCAGAACTTGGCATTGAAAATGGAACAGTTATTGTTTTTTCTGACGCTCATTTCTGGCCTGGGCTACGGACTACTGCTTTTCAGGGCTTATTGTGGGCAATTGAAAAACTACAGCCGAAAGCAATTATTTGCAATGGCGATGCTTTTGACGGTGCATCTATCTCTCGCCATCCACCTTTGGGATGGGAGCGTGTCCCGAGTGTTATTGATGAACTAAACGCCTGCAAAGCATCATTAGGCGAAATAGAAGAGGCCGCCAAGAAGGCGCGGCACAATGTAAAGCTGATGTTTACGATGGGCAACCATGACGCAAGGTTTGAGGCTCGATTAGCTGCCAATGCACCACAGTACGTTCAAACCCCTGGCTTTAAGTTATCTGACCACTTTCCAGATTGGTCTTTTTGTATGCTCACTTGGGTGACAGATGACGTTGTTGTTAAGCACCGATACAAAGGCGGCGTTCACGCTACTCATAACAACACGGTAGGGGCTGGTAAAACCATCGTGACGGGGCATTTGCACAGTTTAAAGGTCACACCCTATGCAGACTACAACGGCAACCGTTTCGGCGTGGATACTGGCACTTTGGCAGAGCCGTATGGCCCACAGTTTGATTACGCAGAAGGTAACCCACTGAACCACCGATCTGGCTTTGCTGTGCTGACTATTAAAGACGGAAAATTGCTTTGGCCCGAACTAGTCCACAAGTGGGCAGATGGGCAAATTGAATTTCGCGGGGAAGTGATTGATGTAGGAACAATGTAGGGACAAAAAAGAACATTCACTTAAGTAAACGCTCAATTTTGTCCCCACAAAAATTTCATTAAGCTGCTTCCAACTCATCCTCTAAGTCGGATTCATCATCTTCCGGCTCAACTTCGTAGTTGTCGGCGTCTTCCACCAAGACCCACTCACCGGTTTCTACGTTCAGCCAGTACCAAGCCTCATGCTCTTCGTCGTACCAGCAGAACACATCAGCGTCTTCGTCGTAAGTGTACTCTTCGCCATCGTCAAAATACTCAGAAATTTCTTCTGGAATGTCAAAGAAATCTTCGTCTTCAAAATCATCGTCCTCATCTTCATCTTCAACAACATCGGTGTTGCCAAGCATCTTGGCAATCTCAGCCATTTCAAACAAAGACTCGGTAGAAAATTCAAAATAGGCAGCGCCTGGAAGGTCAACGGTAACAGTAAAAAGCATGATGTTCTCCAAAAAATTTAGGCAGCGGGATGCTGCGAAAACATCTTACAACATACAAATTACAAAGTTTTCTGCGTCTTTTGTTGCAGAATTACAACATTTCTTAACTCATTCATGGCGTCTTTAAAGTCTCGCTGAAGCTGCATTATGGTTTCTTGCTGTTCTTGCATACGAGCGTAAGACTCATAAGCAAACTTGGCTAAATTTGCATTGCTCCAAGCTGCAAAGTTGGGCGTGTCTTTCATGGTCTTGGGCAATCTAATGGTGGTACAACGGCAATCCAGACGGCCGTAGGCGGCGACATTGGCTGTTGTATCCATCTGTCAATGTAGGTGTCTGGCATATCTTCTAAAGCATTGCGGATGGTATCCTTTTTTATGCCTGTAAGCGATGAGATTTCAAATACCGTCATGCCGTCTGGCTCATTGTGCAGCATTTCCCGAATCACTCTGTGTTTTGACAGACTCATTTCTCTTCTTTCTCCATGTTACGTTTTGGCAACGGCAACCAGCCCAAGCACCAAGCGTTATTCCAAAAACCAGTAAGACAAATTCCACCTCGGGTAAGAAGTAGTATTTTGGTGTCTTTAGGTGCAGGAGGGTCGCCAGCATGAGGATACATAAACTCAGAGCCACCGGCTAGGTAGTCGTTCATGTGTTCTTACTCCGTAATACGGCTTCAATGGCTCGGACAAAACGCACATCTTCTTCAGATTCACAAAGTGTTAACTCCTCATCCGTCAGCCCTACCCACGGGCGCTGTTGTGGGGCGGTGTAGAGGGGCAAATTAAATTTCCCATGTATGTGGGTATAGCTATTTAGGCGCTCATGCTCCTTGCGGAGTTTGTCTGTCATAAATTCATCTTCTTGTGCGCTGTACCAACCAAAAGGCTCCTGCGCTGGCTGTGCCAATGCTTCACGAATAAAAGCGGCAGCTTTACATTGCGCTTCTAGGCTGGCATCGTTACCCTCCAAGTAATCGCATAAATCTAACATCTCTGCCACTTTGTCCTGCGCCATCTGGCGCTTGCTGTTGTAACCACTCATCACAGCCCCCTGCTTTTAATTAGATAACCCCACATTGCGCCACCAGCAACTTTTGCTGCAAATTGAGTTAGCACAATAACTGGCATCAATGAACCAAACGCTATGGTTGGAAAAATTACAGAATCAATCAATGCGCCAACAGAGTTTCCAGCAAAATTGCGTTTTATCCAACTGCCCGTTACGGTGTTAAATGTTGCCCAATCAGCAAGAGCCGCCGCTGTAAAAGCAACGCCAGATGCAATAGCAATCATTCCAGTTGCTGGATTTATGGCGTAAGACAATGCACCCGTTCCAAGAATCATTGCCGCCATTTGATAGCGGTTCATCTTGAGCGCAAGATAGTTGCGTAGAGCAAGGTCAAGGCCAATCAGAAAAAAGGCGTTAATTGGCGTAATGCTTGGGCCAAATTGAGCAACCAAAAGATTTGCTGCAATGATTGCTGCTGCGTAAAGTCCGATTAAAAAAGGCATAAAGAGTCCTGTTTAGGTTGAGTTGTCCAATGGGTTGCTGAATTGTGTGCTTCTATCCGAGCCGCAAGGGTAACGGCCCTCCAATCCTTGTCTGGCGGCATAAATGTGCCTTTCCAAGCAGAATCAATACCAATATTCCGTCCAACACTTGTGGAGTCGGCAGAATGAAACGGTATTCTTGTGAAAACATCAGGATTCAGCATACGAAGACCGTGAAGTTTTGTAATTGGAAAGCCATTTTTGTCTATGATTTTTGACAACGCTTCATTAATGCGATTCCACCAATTTGCAGAGCCAACAACTGCATACTCGCCTGATGAGCCGATACAAACCC